TGAGAATATCGACAACTACAAAAGAAAAGATCACAAAATCAAGGCGTTAGAGAAAGCTATTGCAAAAGCACTTACTAGAAAGACGATAAAGGATAACGTCAAAGACGTGGGCGATGTTAACGATTAATATTTGTCACGAAAATAGTGCAGGATGGTATGGGATTCCAAAAGGGACACAAAAAAGTAGGCGGAAAGAAGAAGGGCGTGCCTAACAAGGCAACAACTACGGCGCGTGAAGCTATAGCGGCATTTGTTAACAATAACACCGGGAGGCTTGAGCGTTTACTTGATGAGATAGAGGCCGATAGCCCTAAAGATGCCTTTGACGCGATTACTAAGGTAATGGAGTACCACCTGCCAAAGCTTGCGAGATCAGAGAACACGGTTGAACACTCCGTAGATGACAAGCTCGCTGACATTCTTACAGACATCGACGGCAGAAGTGCAGGTATTCCCGGCGCAGACACAAAATTGTAAAGCCCAATAGAAGCCAAAAAATGCCCACCTCCCACGGGCGGGTGACTGGAAAAGCCTAAGATTGAGCAGATTTACATGGAAAGCGCAGCTAGCGACCACGACAAAATAAAGCATAAACTGTCGGATAGGGCGTGGAGGCTTAATAATCTATATTACATCAAAGACAAAGCTGGACACAAGGTTTTGATGCGGCTGAACTGGGCGCAATCAAATCTATTCGAGAACATTTGGTATTACAACGTTATCTTGAAGGCTAGGCAGTTGGGGTTCACGACCTTTGTTATGGCATACTTCCTTGATGCTTGCCTATTTAACTCCAACCATTCCGCCGGGGTGATAGCCCATACAAAGAGTGACGCAGAGGACTTGTTTAAGAATAAGATAAAATTTGCCTATGACAGCCTGCCACAATGGCTGCGCGATATGCGACCAGCAACACAGGACAGCGCGAAGAGCTTAGTGTTTAATAACGACTCTTCTATAAATGTGGGTACGTCGTTAAGATCAGGAACCTATCAGAAGCTTTTAGTCTCTGAGTATGGCAAGGTATCCGCTAAGTTCCCGGAGAAAGCCAAGGAGATTAAAACGGGTGCGCTTAACACGGTAGATGCAGGACAGCAAATATTCATTGAGTCCACGGCAGAAGGCAAGACGGGCGAATTCTTTAATATGTGCGAGCAGGGCCGCAAGCTGAAAGACCAGAGGCGGGAACTTACACAGATGCAGCCCAGGTTCCACTTCTACGCGTGGTTCCGTAACCCAGCTTATAGATTGTCGGACGATCAAGCGGCGCTCACTCCAATACCACAAGAAATAGCCCACTACCTTGCGGGCCTCCCCATTGATAGTAATCAGGCAGCATGGTATGCGGCAAAGTTTGCGGTTATGGGGACAGATATGAAACGCGAATATCCATCAACACCACAAGAAGCGTTCGAGGGGTCGCTTGAAGGGGCGTACTATACCCAGCAAATGGCATCCCTGCGCAGGCAAGACAGGATCACCCGCATAGTAAAGAACCCCAGTTATCCCGTGTATACGTCTTGGGATTTGGGTTTGAATGATATGATGTCGGTGTGGTTCTTCCAGTATATTCACGGCGAGCTTTACTTTATCGACTACCACGAAAGCTCAAACGAGGGCTGGGAGTTCTACGTGAAGATGTTAAAGGAGAAGGACCACAACTATCAAACGCATTACTGGCCCCACGATGGGAATAACCGCGTCCGGGGGGCCGAAGTGTTCACCGATAAGAAGCTGGCGGGGCAATTGGGCATTAGGCCGATCGAGGTAATACCAGTTACAAAGAGCGTTGCTTTAGATATACGGAACTATTGCAAGCCCACGTTACCACTGTGCTTCTTTGATGAGGAAGCTTGTGCAATAGGCATCACGCATTTAGATAATTACCGCAAGGTATGGGATAAGGTGGGGGGGATGTATAAAGATTCGCCCCTTCATGACGACTCGAGTCACGGATCGGATGGGTTTAGGACTGCGGCGGTAGCACTAAAGACCGGGAAGCTTGACCCACGGCAAACTCTGGGGATGCAGAACAAGGCACAGGGCTTACAATCAATCTCGCGCTTTAAGGGCAATAAAAATAAAGGTTTGAGAAATAGCCGTTAAGTGATATTATACAGACTTAAAATGTAATATAGGTGTAGTTATGGCAAAGAAACTCGCGCAGGGCTTGGGGAATTTCGGCAAGCTTGATCCATTTGATTTACTAGGCAGGCGAAGGAGTCGCACGAAGGCGGCGGCGCATGCTAACGATCTTTCTATTGAGGCCAAAAAGAAAGAAGACTTTGCGGCACAGGAAGCTGCAGACGCAGAGGCTGCAGACGCAGAAGGCTCGGCTGCAGACGAGACAAAGAAGAAACAGGCGGCTGCTAACGACGAAAGCAGGCGGTCAGCATTAAGTAACTTTCTAGCTGCTGAGGGCGGCAACACAACAAGCCGTCGACGGTTCTTAATCGGGGCGAAGTAGATGGAAGCGTACAAAGCTGATAAGGAAAAGTTTGACAAGATGAAGATGGACCGAGCCAACTGGGATACTATGTATCAGGTGCTAGGGGAATTCATCTCGCAAATGAAACAAAACTTTGAGGGACAGCCATCAAGTGGTGAGTTCCTTACTGAGGATATATACGATTCAACGGGAACCTTTGCAGCTTATAGCTCAGCAAGTGCGCTCTTGGGTATGTTGTGGCCCGGCACCGCTAAGCAGGCTATCGAGATTACACCGCCAGAGGATGGCCCAGAGTCTACGGAGCTTACCGAATTCTACGACAGCATGACAAAGAAGCTAACGAAGGCAATGGACGATCCCCGCGCAAACCTAGCCTTGGCGTTGGATGAATACATGCTTGATCAGATGATCTTCGGTACTTCGGGTGTGGGTGTAGAGAGTGGTGACGAATCGCGGTTAATGTTTAAAGCTTACGGCGTAAAGGAGATATACCTTGACGAGGGGAAAAACGGGAAGATTGACACAATAGCCCTCTTCTATGAGTGGGAAGCCCAGAGGGTTGTTGATGAGTACGGCGAAGAGAACGTAAGCGAAAAAACAAAGAAAGCGGCAGAGCGTAACAGGAAGGATAAAGTTAAAATTCTAATAATGATACAGCCTCGCAAAGAGAAGAAGGCAGAAAAGGGCGCGTTAGCTATGCCCATTGAATCCCTGCACTTAGAATATGACGGGCATCATCTGCTGAAAGAAGAGGGCTTCGAGGAGCTTCCTATTTCTATCGCTAGGTTTAGAAAGTTAGCCTATGAGAAGATGGGCAGAAGTCCCGGCATGTCGGCAATGCCAGATATAAAGGAAGCCAACGCGCTGCGCGAGGCGGTTATTGTTGCCACCGAAAAGATTCTCGATATGCCCAAGGGCGTGATTGATGATGGAATGTTAGGTGGTGGATACATAGACACGTCTGCGCGGGCAATCAACGTATTTAACGCAAGCAACAATATAGGCAACACGCCACCTGTGTTTGACATTGGAAGCCCGCCTGAGATTGCTTTCGCAGAGGCTAGACTGGAAAAGCTCACCGACACAATAGGACAGCACTTTAGCATAGATCGGTTGATTGATTTTAACAATGACGTGCAAATGACGTTCGGCGAGGCCCAGATACGCGATCAGATACGATCCGCGTCATTGCTTGGGTTGTTCTCGAGGCAGATAGCGGAGCTGTTTACGCTGGTTATTACGCGCAGTATTAACATTATGTGGCGTGACGGTGACTTTGGCGTTGTTAAAGGTAGCGAAGAAGAGGTTAGACGGGGCGAAGAGGGCAAGCCCATTTCGTACCTCCCTGATGAGATAGTCAAGCTCATTGATGCAGGCGAGGATGTGTACGAAATAACGTACAAGACGAAAGCCGCCAACGCATCGAAGGCAGAAGAGTACATTGCGATTATCGACATTATGACGTTTGCAAGTCAAGCTATGGCGGTTGATGATTCAGTTAGACACAGAATAGACTTACACGAAGGCTTAAAGATTATGGGCGATATTCGCGCCCTACCTGCTGGCATTGTACGCGATGACGATGCTGTTGCCATTTTAATGAAAGAGGAGCGGGAGAGGTTAGAGAGCCAAGAGCAGGCCGCACTTCTGGAGCAGGGCGCTAGCACATACGAGAAGCTAGCTAAAGGGGACGCAGCCGTTCAATGATAGAAATAGACGACGAAGCATTGCGCAGGGCGATTAATGAGGTGGCGGCGACCGATAGCGGTAAGATTGTGTTTGCAGCCATAAAGGAAGAGTGCCAATGGGATGCTACTTATTTATCATCACAAGACCTACAGACCACACAGTTCTTTGCTGTTAAGCGTGGGGTTTATGGTGGCATCCGTCAGCATATTAAAATACAGCACTTAAAAGAAATTGAGTTTAACTATAAAAGGAAGACCAAAAATGGAAGAGATGTTGAATCAGGAACAACAAATAACGCCGGAAACCCCTCTAGCAGAGCAAAGCTTCGAGGTTCCAGGGGAGTACAAGGACAAGGGTTGGGCGGAGAAGATAAAATCAAGCGATGATTTGTTCAAAGCCTACGACAACGCGCAATCGTTAATAGGCAAACGACCTGCCGGGATTCCATCACAAGACGCAACAGATACGGAGTGGGATAGCTTTTACAAGGCAATGGGCCGCCCAGACGAGCCTAGCTACAACTTCACTGATCCAGAGGGGCTGCCAGAAGGCTTCGACACGGCTGACTTTAAAGAGACTGCATCACAAATATTACACAAGGCCGGACTTACACAAAGGCAGGCTGACGCTGTATACAGCGCGTACTTGCAGAGCGAGATTGCGGCGGCGGAGAAGGAAGGAGAGGCAACGGCAGAGAGGCAGACCGCGCTAGATGCTCAATATGACGCGTTAACAGCAGAGCATTTTGGAGATGATGCGGCAAAGTATGAGGAGTTAACCCAGCAAGAGTTTAGCAAACACGTGCCTCAATCGTTAAAAGAAACCTTTGCCAAGATTACGGATATGCCTGACGTGCTGACGGCATTGATGTCTTACACCAAAGGTAAGCAAGGCGAGATTGATCAGATCAGAAAGGAATACACGGGCGAAGGCTCTTTGACTAGTGGGGGGCAGGCGGCAACAAGCGGGATCAATGAAACCCGCCAAGAGCTAGCAAAGCTCAAAACTTCGGCAATAGCGAAGGACTTTACACACCCGGAACATAAAGCAACGAGGGAAAGAATCTTGCAGCTACAGGGGGCCGTGCAGAGCTACTATAAAACATAGTTGTCATTGTGTCCTATTAATGTATAATGGTGTTGATGGATACCTTAGTAAAAGCCCATCTGACACAGGACAAGACCTGAGATAGCGCCCGCTCCTATGCGGATACCGTATCGAATTAATTATTCTTTACACACAAATAGGAGACTACTTTAATGGTAGATTCAATTGATAAAGCATTAGTCATTGAGTTTTCTGACATGGTTCATGCAGAAGCTCAGCAAATGACATCCAGACTAAAACCATACGTGCAACTCAAGCAAATGAACGGTGACGTTTTTGCTTATGACGGCCTTGGTCGTGTAGAAGCAAGGGCTATTTCTGGTCGCAACGTTCCCGCAACATTCGATGACATCGAACACAATAGACGTAAAATCACACGTAACCGCTTTGTGGTTAACCTGCAGGTTGATGCTAGTGATGTTCGTGGTGCGCTACTAAGCCCAGAGTCAGAGTATGCAAGTGCAATCTCTAAAGCCGCCCTACGTCAATATGACCGCACTATTTATAACGCTGCATTTGCGGACGTTCTGACTGGTCGTGATTTTGAGACAACTGTGACGGCTGCAGCAGACGGCGTTCTTACTGTTGATGCTACATCGGGCCTGACGTATGAGAAGATTTTGGAGATTAACCAAAACTTTATGGATAACGATGTAAACACAGAGCAGGATGAAAGGCTGTTTATGACCATTACAGGTGATGAGCACACAGCTTTGATGGGCGAAGAAGAGTTAATTAGCTCAGACTTCAACCGCGCCTTTGTTGTTGAAAGCGGCAAGATCAGACAAGCATCAGGGATTGATTTAATTCCTTTCGCTGCTTCTGTTCCTAGTCCAATCATCCCAACGGTAAGCTCGCAACGTCAATTACTGGCTGCTAGTTCTCGTGGTATTTGCTTGGGTATTTCCAAGGAAATGTCAATCAAAGTCCAAGAGCGTAACGACCTAATCGAAACTACACAAGTGCAAGTGGTGTTTGAGATTGGTGCGGTTCGTACTGAGGGCGCTCTAGTTCAAAAAGTTAGCGTAACAGCGTAAGGGGGTTATTATGACTGATCCAGTTAGATCAAGATTAGATGTTATTGAGACTAGCGGTTTGCCAGCCTCGGTGACAGCCACGGCAGCAGAGATTAATGCGGTCGCCGATATATCCACGCAAGCGGCTGTAGCGGCGAACGACTCAACTTTGACGGTAACGGCGGTACTTCATGCCGGGAAGGTGGTTCCCTTTGGTAAAGCTGCGGGGACAATTGTAACCTTACCAGCGGCAACGGGAACGGGCCACAAGTATACGTTTGTGATTAGCGTAACAGCTACATCAAACGCGAATATTATCAAAGTAGCTAACGCTACAGATGTATTTGACGGCTCGTTAGCTATGCAACAAGATACTGATTCCGACGGAACCAGTAAAATGTGGCTGGCGGAAGTTGGTGACGATACTTTGACTATGGCTGGCGCCGCTACCACTGGTGGCATTGTTGGCAATAGGATCGAGGTCATTGACTATGCTGCTGGGTTCTTTAGTGTCACGGCCTGGCTTGTGTCCGGCGGCGGTGCTGAGGTTACGCCATTCAGTGCAACGGTATCATAATAAATTTAAGGAGTTAATAAAATGGCAGTAGTTGATTTATATTCACAAACTGACAAAGAAGCCGGAAACGGCAAGAAGTTTGCGGCACTAAACGGAAGCGGGACACAAACGTTCACGGCAGTAGGTACGGCGGTAGTTGTAGCGGCTGACACTGATGCGTCTGTATATCGCGTTCTTTCTGACTTACCAAGTAACGCAGTACCTATTAATATTGCGATCCATCACGGCACTATCACAAGTGGAACGGATTATGACCTCGGTTTATATGAAATTGACTCTGGTGCGGTTGTTGATGTTGATGTCCTTGCTGATGGGCTTGACTTATCAACAGCGAGAGCTATTGCGGTATGGAATAACGTAGGTATGACCAGCCTTGATATTGTAAACGGCACGCAGTCGCTTGCTACTTTATCAGGTCAGACAAACCCTTCTGCGGCTTATGACTTATGCTTGACGGCTAACACCGTCGGCTCTGCGACTTCGGAAGAAATACGCGTTACTTTTGTTTATACTACAATCTAATACGGTTGGGGGGTTTCGGCCCCCCTTCTCTACGGGGATTTTATGGCGGTTTCTTCAAAGACAGATGTTTGTAATTTATCGCAAGACTTGCTAAGTGCGGCAGTTATTCTCGACATTGATGACCCCACAACACCAGACGAAGAAATGTATGCGCGGTGGTACGACCAAAGCCGCAAGAAGGTATTAAGAGAACACCCTTGGAAATTCGCAACGAAGCGCCAGATTATAGCGGCAAGCTCTACAGCCCCGGACTTCGGCTACACCAAAGCCTTTCCCCTCCCTAATGATTTCATTAGATTCCTTACCATTGAGTCTGACGAGGGTTTGTTAATATTATCAGATGAGTATCAGATAGAGTCACACCTTGGGGTGCAATCCGTACTCATCTCCACCGATGCCGCGTCCGTGCGCTTGCGTTATGTTTATGATATAGAGGATGTAACTAAATTCGACTCTATGTTTATCTCGTATTTTGCGCTTGATTTAGCTCTGGCGGTTGCGTACAAAACAACCGAATCCAATGGCAATGTGGACAGAATCACACAACTACAGAAACAGCAAGGCTCTATGGCCCGTGCCATCTCAGGGCAGGAGCGATCACCCACGCGGATAGAGCGTAGCAAAAACAGATCGGCCCGCATGAATGGCTCTTACAGAAACTCACACAGGATTATCTTTTAATGGTTTCGGCTAACGTATCATACCCTGACTTCTCTGCTGGCGAATTAAGCCCAAAGCTGTACGGGCGGCACGACCTAGCGGCGTTCTACAATGGCGGGCGGCGCGTTGAGAACTTCATCACCGAGGTTGCTGGTATGGCCCGGTACAGGACTGGCTCAATATACACCGCCAAGACACAGAATAACGAAGAGGCGTTTCTTTATACGTTCAACTACAGCGAATCATTATCATTCGTGATGGAGTTTACTGACACAAAGCTTCGGTTTTATCGAAACAACGGGCGCGTAACGGAAGCGGCACAGGCAATAACAGCGGTCACAAAGGCAAATCCTGCCGTGGTTACATATTCCGGCGCGGACAATTACGCAAACGGTGATCCTATTTTTATTACCAGCGTTATCGGCATGACGGAGCTTAACGGCAATGAGTATGTAGTTGCCAACGTTAACACTGGCGCAAACACATTTGAGCTGGCGGGCGTGGACAGCACGGCGTATACCACATACGATTCAGCGGGTACGGTGGCGGTTATCACCCAAGTAACAACGCCATTTGCTTCGGCTGACTTAAAGCAATTAAAATTCAGCCCGGTATTAAATGGCGTGATGTATATAGCGCACCCATCATATGTTCCGCAGGCGCTTACATTCACTTCTGTAACTAACTGGGCAATAGCTAACCACACCCCAACAGCCTTAACGGTGACGGCAAATAATAGGCCCTCTGCGGTTGGCGCGTATGAGCAGCGTTTAATTTATGCCGGTTCCAATAACAACCCTAACAGAATATGGTTTTCCAAGTCGGGGGATTACGGAGATTTCGGGCTTGGCTCGGCGGGTGTAACGGATGGGATACAATACGATGTAGCGGGTAAGGTTGGTCGCATATTATTCTTAACGGGAACGTCGAACTTTCTTTCTGTGGGTACACTTGAAGATATATTTAAAGTAACGGGCGGTATAGATGCGGTCGTAACTCCATCAAGCATATCAATCAAACCCACTAATTCCTATGGCGTGGCTGATATTATGCCTATTGATAAGGGGTCGCAAATCCTCTATATGCAAAGTAACTCACTTATCACACGCTCCTTTGAGTATGACTCTGCTATTGATAGTTATAGGCCCGCTGATAGAAATACCATTGCTGACCATATAACAAGCTCTGGCGTTAACCAGATCGCGTATCAAGAGGGTCGCCCGAATGTTATGTGGGCAGTCAAAAACAATGGCGTATTGGTTGGCATGACTATCGAGGATTCGGAGTCTATTTCTGGTTGGCATAGGCACACATCAAGCGGGAGCGTTAAATCTATCGCAACCGTACCCAGGGTAAACAATTATAGCCAGCTATGGCAGTGTGTATCTCGGGCGGTTAATGGGGCCACTGTGTACTATATAGAGTATTACTCTGATGTTGTAGATTACGTTCGCCGCGAAGATTATTTAAGCGGAGACACGGCGGCGGCTGAATTAGTAGATCAGGCCACATATGAAAACCTACTATTTGAAAACCAAAGGAATTACATACACGTTGATTCGGCTGTTTCTTACTATGGTGATGCTGCGGGGCTTGCTGCTAGCGTTACAATCACCCCAGCAGCTACAACGGGGACGGATATTGAGCTTACAGCTAGTGGTAGTTTCTTTGATGCTACTATGGTTGGTCGGCAGATATGGCGTAAATCCGTTACAGGACTTGAAACGGGGCGCGCGGAAATAACCACGTACACCTCGGCAACTGTGGTTGAGTGTTTAATTCTTGAGGACTTCGAGGCCACCACGGCAATTCCGGCGGGGGAGTGGTATTTAACAGCAGGATCGTTATCTGGCTTGGATCATCTGGAGGCTGCGAGTGTTACCGTCGTTACAGATGGGGGGCAGCATGACGCTAAAACCGTTTCCTCCGGGGGAATTACCCTTGATGAGCAAGCCTCTGTTGTCCATATCGGTATAGGCTACACGGGCTATCTGGAGACTAACGACTTAGAGGGCGGCGGCACTACTGGAGTGGCGCAGACTAAAAAGAAGTCGGTCAACTCTGTGGGCTTTAGGTTTTTAAATACCTTGTATGCAAAGTATGGTACTGGTTATTATTCTTTAAACCAGATCGAAGAACGCACCGCGTCAATGAAGATGAATAGGCCGCCTTTGATGTTTACTGGCGATAAGAAAGAGCGATACACGAATGGCGGCAGTAGCTCGGTAGAGGCCGGGTGGAGCAGGGAGAAGCGCGTAATTGTGGCGCAAGATCAGCCGTTTCCGTGCAATATTCAGTTAATAGTGCCATATATGAGTGTGAGCAATTAATGGAAAGTAGATATTACACTAAGGAAGATTACCCAACGTTATGTCAATGGTGGGAGGATTGGGGGTGGCCCGCCTTCCCCGAGATAGCGCTACCAAAGACGGGAATAGTGGTTTCAAAGGATGGGGTAGATTTAGCTGCGTCTTTCTTGTATGGCACAGATTCGTGTGTGTGTTGGGCAGAAAATTTCGTTTCGAACAAAACAGCCCCGAAAGAGTTGCGGGCTGGATCGGTTGATTTCCTGATAGAGCGCACCATAGAAGAGGGCCAGAATCAGGGTTTTTTATTGATGATGTCGTCAGTAAAACACAAGGGCTTGATAGACAAGTTAATAAACGCTGGTTACAGCGATACAATAGAAGATGGAATGACCAATTTAACGAGGGCTTTATAAATGGCGGCATTAACAGCGATTGTAGCGGCTGCGGCAGTCGCAAGCGCGGGAGCGTCTATTTTTGGTGGCATACAAGCCAATAAGGAAGGCGAGAAGCAAGCAAGGTTTGCCGAAAGTCAAGCGGCGAACGCTGCTGCGGAAACCAAAAGACAAACAGACCGGAGCCTAAAGATAGAAGGGCGTAACATAAAAGAAACACAAGATAGGCAACGGCTAGCGTATTTGGCTAGTGGCGTTACCCTGGAGGGATCACCCTTGTTGAAGCTCGAGGAAACAAGAAGGCTTGGCGCTGAGAATCTTGATGAAATAGAGAAGTCAGGCTTTGCAAGGTCTGAGGCGCAAGTGGCAGAGGGTCGCTTGACAGCGGATCGCGCGAAGTCAGCGGGCAGGCAGGGTTTAATTAATGGCATAACAGGGGCGGCTGGCTCCTTATCAAGGTTGGCGTAATGAGAGTACCGAACTACACAAAGGCGTTAGTGTTAGACAGGCCAGTGGCGAATCAGGTTGACTTAAGCCAGATCAGCGCGGCTGGAGCGACTGCTAGAGGTGCGGCCCAACTATTTGATTTGGGTGGGCAGGTTACACAGAAAATAAAAGACACCAATGACGTGACGGCGGTTAATTCTGCTGTTATTAGAAAGAAGAAAGATGACATAGACTATAACGCGCAAACCCAGAAAGAAAATGAGGCTAATCCAGTTGGTTACGCTAAAAGGCAGGCAGAGGCAACGCGGGAGCGCACACAAGAATATGCCGATACGCTAGAGAATGAGGATCAAAAGTCGTCTTTTCTAAAGCAGATGGAAACGCACAATTTGGCACAACACGAGAATAATACCCAATGGGAGCATAGGCGTTCGGTGGAGGTGTTCGCGGCAAAGGCGGAAGAGGCGGCGCGGGATTTGGTGCCGATTGCTTATGAATCTAAAAGCCCGAAAGAGTTTGCCGAGGTGCTAAAAGACCTTGATTCAACCACGGCAGGCATGGCGGCGAGCCACTCCCCAGAGGAGCGGGCAAAGTTCCACTACCAAGAAAGCGGGAAGTTGATAAACTCCTTTATGGCTGGGCAGATAGAAAGGAACCCACGCGAGGCCAAGAAAATACTTGCAGACGAGCAATACGCAGGGATGCTTGATGCCGGCGAAAAGGCGGCGCTAATGGGGCAGGCTAACGAGCGCATCCGTGACGATGCCTATGCAGTTTTAGATAGCGACAACCCTCAAGAGCTAATTACCCAGATTGACCGAGGCGATTACAATGGCGCAATGGACGACCAGCAAAAGTCCTCGTTTAAGAAAAAAGCAGTTGCTGCGTTTGAAGCCTTGGACGATAAAGCGGCGGCAGAGAGGAGCATGGCCTTTGCCACAACGAATACAGAGACATACAACAAGCATATAAATGGTGAGCTGACTTTTGCAGACTTGACGGAGTTAGAGCGTCGCGGTGCAGACTCGGAGGCGATTACGTCCATGCGTAAGAGTTTATTAAAGCGTAATCCCGTGTCTATTGACAAACAGCAAGAGGCGATTGTAGAGCTAGCGCAAGGCTATTCCGATTTAAAGATTGAAAAGAAAAAGGGCAAGATTAAATATTCCGGCTCCCTTGAAAGCCTTGTTAGATTTCAAAATAAAGTGATGGCGGCTGAGGCAAACGGTGAGATTAATAAATCAACTGCCGGGTCGTTTATGAATAAAATCGTGACACCTCTGCTAGAGAAGACAAATGCAGAAGAGGGCTTTGACGATAAGGGTTTTTTCTTCGATGGTGACGAGCCTTATGATGTCGCCTTCCAATCCATCCAAGACCACTTAGAGCGGACAGGGCAAGAGGGCAACACGCCGCTAAAGGCTAAAATGCTAACGATGGCTATAGAAGAAGCTGATAGGATGGACATTGAAAAGGTAACAGACCCAGAGGCTAGGGAGGGAATGTTAAAGTCATTGGCGAAGAGGGTGCTTGTTAAGTACGGCGAGGCAGAAAATCCCGTTAATAGATCGCTACCCGACAGCCCGAACGCTAATCTTAAAAGGGATGGCACAGTTAGTAGAAATGGCAATTTTGAGACAAAGCTACCAGCAGACGCGAAGGCCGCGCAAGACTTCACTATAAAGACGGGTGGGGATGGCAGGAAATACCGGGTATTTAGTAACGGAAAATTTGAGGTCATTAAGTAATGGCCTTGCTACCAGAGTCAGGAAACATCAACGAACTCCCCGAAGGTTTTTTTAGCTCTGCGCCAGATGCAGGTAGCGTGGATCAATTGCCTTCTGACTTCTTTAGCGAGCCAATAGAGCAAGAAGAACACCCAACGTTAAAAGTGTTTGACGAGAACACATCCAAAACAATAGAAATTCCCAGCCACTACGACGATAAAGAGGTGGAGTATTCGGCGACAGTAGCGGGCGCTAACAAAAACCCCAATAACTTTATAGGCATGACAGAGATGCCAGAGGATGAGGGTGTGCTTGGTCACCTCTTTACGGGCGTAAAGTCTGGATTCGCGCAGGCCCCCCAGATCATGGGCGGGATATTAAAAGAGATTGCGGAGAACCAAAAGAGAGCTTTGGCAAATGACCCTATACGGGGGATAGCAACGCAAGGTTTGGCGGTAGAGGATGAATTAAATCCACTACCTGCAAACGCCGCTATGCAAAGAGTTGCTACAGATATGATTGCCAATAACAAAGCGATGATGGAAAGGAATGGGTTGTTAAGGCCGGAAGCTGGCGGGTTAGATGCTTTTGTGTTTGATGTGGGCCAGGGGTCAACCAGCCTTTTAACGGCACTAGGATTAACTGCGGTAACA